TCTAACTACATACCAATCTGTTTTTGCTAATTCATTAGCAGCTTCTAATTTGACATCTTGAATTAATTTATATTTTAATCCTCTTGATTTTAATTCGCCTTCTGTACCTAAACCATCTGTTTCGTCTTGTGCTGTGTATAAAGTATCAGCGTGTGCTTTTGCTGTTGCAGTACCGTATGATCCTGTAACCTTACCACTACCAAATGAATAAGATATATTTGTATTGATATACCATTTTTCATCTTTAAAATTTGTACTATCTATCTCAACATTATAGATACCAATAGCATTTCTTTCTGCTTCTGTCCATAGAGTGTATATTGCTCTAGGATGTTGAACACCATCAATAGTAATACCTTGATTACCATTTAACATTTTTATAATTGATCCTGATTCTACTAATGCAAACATAATATTATGATAGCGTTAACGCTAAGTTCCTTCCTACTTCTAACCACTTGGCACCATTGTATCTAAACACAAATAGGTCTCCCAAGTTGGCAGTTGTTGTTAATGTCGGTGCCGTGTCAGCAGCGAACTCGTAAGCAGCGTTCCAAGATACTGTTCTTGATCCTGTACCGTCTTGAATAATTAATAATGATATAAAAGCACCTGCAACACCATTTGAAGCAAGTCCAATTGTTCTATTACCACCTAATGTGACTTTTGCAACTGATTGAGTTAATGCGTTCCAGGTTACTGTTGAAGCGTCTGTTAATGTTGCTTCTGGAGCAATTGCAGCCGCTGTGAATTTTGCATAAGCACCATCATTGATTTCTAAAATTGATGTGCCATCATATTGTTGAAAGATAATATCTTTTGCGTCAACTAGTGGTTTAACTACCACATCACTTGAACTATTTGTAAATCCTAATAATGATGTACCACCATCTGAAAATTTAAGATCACCACCATCGGCGTCTAGTATGATATCTCCTGCAACATCTAAAGTAAGATCGCCTGAAGATAAATCTATTTCAGTACCATCAATTGTAATATTATCTATTGTGACACCAGAGTTAATTACTGGTTTTTGTGAGAAGGTCACCACACCACCAGAAGAAATTGCTAATGCGTCTGTATCTGAAGCAGAACCTATATTACCAGCGTCAGCAATTACAACATTTCCGCCTGATACTATATTACTTGATGTTGTTAAAACACCAGCAGAACTTAAACTCATTTTTTCTGCAGCCGCTTCTGAAGCAGCAGTTTTAAAACTTAATTTTGTTGCGTTGTTAGATGAACTAAAGTCACCTTCAGAAACAGCAGCGATACCAGCAGCAACTAATATTGCGTCTGTACCTGTGCCTTCGTCTGGCGCCTGAAAGTCAATTGCACCAAGAACATCATTGGCAGCGATATCTGTTTCACCTGTTTGTAATGTTAAAGTTGCCTTTGTATCATCACCTGTTGCTGATGTTTTTAAACTTAATCCTGCGTCTGCAACATGAGTTAATAATACATCTTGATCGGCACCCCATAATATCTGAGCGCCATCATGTAAATAAAGATCAGCAAATTCTAATGCAGTTGTTCCTAAACTTGCACCGTTAGCAGCGTCTGGTACGAATGCTGTTGTAGCAGTAATTGTTGTACCTTGAATTGTACCTGTTGATGTGATCGCACCTGACCCAACTGTTCCTGCAAGAGTGACATTTGCACCACTAAAAGTAGCAGCAGTTGTTGTTCCTGATTTAATAATTAAATTTCCTGATGTGTTTGTTGCACTACCAAAAGTAGTACCACCATCTTTAAAGAATATATCACCACCGTCAGCGTCTAATATAATATCAGCACCACCATCAATAGTAAAATCACCACTATCAGATATTGTACTACCATCTAATGTCATATCATCAACTGTTAAAGCAGTTAATGTTCCAACAGAAGTAATATTTGTTTGAGCAGCAGTTGTTAAGGTTACATCAGCAATGTATGTCTTAACTCTTGACATAGCAGATTTTCTATTTGTACCACCAGCACCATCATCTACTACTAATAAATCAGCGTCTGCTAAATTAGCACCTATATCTGTTGCACCATCAATATCTAAATCTACAACAGCAAGTGAACCATCTGGAAACACAGGTGATTGTGAAAAGGTTACAACACCAGCTGATGATATAGCGATTGCGTCAGCATCTCCTGCTGAACCTATTGTTCCATCATTTGATACAGCGATTGTCGTAGCAGTTAATGCCTGAGCGGCGATTGTACTACCAGATAAAGCAGTAAAAGTATTTGCAGTAAATCTGAAATCATCAGCACCTGCAATCTTAATATCTATCTGGTCATCTGTATCAGCAGTAATTGAAGTATCGCCATCAAGATCGATAATCATCTCATTAGCGTTTAAATCAATTAGTTGTGCCTTTGTTAGTGCCATCTTTTTCCTTTACTATGGTTTAGTTGGCCAAGTTGCGTTTTCACACTTCTCAACCGTGTCTTTACCGTCTGGTAAATCTCTCAATGCCTGTCTATAAGTTGTCATGTCGCTACTCATAGTCACATCTGAATTACCGTAAAAATCTGTTTCTGCAAGAAGTTGATTTCTTCTTTCTCTTAATGTTGCTAATGCACGAGCTGGGGCAGCATTTGCCCATGCAGCTTCTTCATTATCCCTAGCAGTTTCTTCTTCTGCTGTGAATTGTACTTGATTTCCGTTTATATTATGATATCTTGGCATTATTTTAAATTCCTTTTAATACTATTTATAATCATTTTCTAACTGATTCCGTATAAACATATAGTCCCTGCGTCTATGTTGCCTGAAGTCATTTTAAACTGAATAGCATCTACTGCTGAAGTAGTGTTTCCATATCCTGCTACATAATTATCTACCGTATATTCTGATGAATTAGCAATATTAAATCTACTAATAAAATGTTTAACAAACGTAGTTGATGATGGGTTAAATAAATGTACAATACCAGCTGTTTGTTGGTCATTATCACTTCCAATACTATTTGATAAATATTGAAAATCTGTGCTTTGTGCTAAATCTTTATTTGATGAATATCCAAGTGCTGTAACTGAATCATTTTCATTATGATATGCTTGAAAATATGTAGTTGTTTTAGTTACATTATAATTACTTCCAGTATCTACAGAAAAATTCATTGCAAAATTTTCGTTATCAGCTGATGGATGTATATCTTTAAATATAAATAAATATTCCTTATAAGTATCATCTAGCACCACACCATCAGAGCCATCAACAAAAGATAAAGTAGCAGAACCACTAGCAGTTAGCTTTTTAATAAACACCATAGAACCACCAAGACCAGAAGCCATAGAGCCTGCGTCAAATATTGTTGTTCCGTTTGAAATTAATGCCATTTTATTTTATCCCATACATTTTGATTGTTCCTGAATCTATGTTACCACTATCTGCTTTAAATCTAATTCTAGTTATAGCTGTTGTTGTATTTACATAACCAGCAACAAATCTTTGATTAGTTCCATTATCATTTGCAGCTTCGTTTATAACTCCCATAAAATGTTTTACAAAAGTTGTGCTACTTGGTTCAAATAGATGTAATTCTCCACTTAAAGATTGATCATTATCATTTCCTAAGGATCTTCCTAAATCTTGAAAACCTGTTTCTTGGTGTAAAATTGCTGATCCACTGTGAGCTCCTAAAGCAGCAGCACTACCATCTTCTTGATGATAAGATAAAATACCCATAGAGGTAATAGTTTGATTATAAGATGTATTAGTTCCTGTATCTACTTGAAACTGAAAATCAGCTCCGTCAGTAGCTTGATGAATATCTATAAACTTAAAAATATATTCTTTGTATGTGCTGTCTATACCTGAAGTAATATCTATTGTTGCGCTAGAACTTGCTGTTGATGTGGATATTAAAGTCATATCACCTGTAGCAATTCCTGAATCTAAAGCGCCAGCGTCTAACAATGTTGTACCGTTTGATATAACTCCCATATTAACTATCCTTAATTCCATAAAGTTTGATTGTACCTGAGTCTATGTTTCCTGTGTTCATTGAAAACTGCACTCCATCAATAGCTGCAGTAACATTACAATATCCACCAACACGAACATTTAAAATATAATCATTGGCTTCATAAGCAAGAGCATTTGACATAAAATGTTTTACAAAAGTTGTAGATGATGGATTGAATAAAAATAATTCTCCAGAACCATTTTCGTCATTTCCGTTTCCTATACTTTTACAAATATTTTGAAAACCAGTGGATTGTGCTAAATCTTCTCCTGTATCATATGCTATTCCAGAGTCATTTCCAGCCTCATTGTGATAAGCACTAAAGTATGTTGTAGTTTTAGTAGCGTCATAATCTGTGCCACCATCTCTAAACCCAACTTTTAAATCTGCACCATTGGTAGCTGGGTGGATATTAATAAACTCAAACTTATAAATTGGATATGTGCTATCTAAAACAACACTAGAACTTCCATGTACAAATGTTAAATTAGCTGAACTACTTGCAGTTAAAGTTTTGATAAGAGTCATTGCACCTAGACTTACAGAAAAGGCACCAGCGTCAGCAATTGTAGTTGCGTTAGAGATAATCGCCACGATTAAACCTCCGTCAGATTGAACTTGTATTTTTTACCTGAATTGTTATTGATTAGGAATAAGTCTGAAGATCCCTCTTGAATCGTCCAATCACCTTTAGAACCATCAACTATATTACCTATATCTTTTGACATATTAGATAAATGTAAGTCACCTGTGTATATGTTTCTCCATTGATTCGAAGCACCCCCTAGATCATAAGAGTCATCTGCCATTGGGAATAAGTGTCCTGCACTTGTGACTTTAATTTTACCAGCAGCCGCTTCTGAAGCACCTGTCTTGAATACTAGTGA